TTGAGGGCGGACGCCCAGCGTGTCGCCTCCTTAGTCAACTTTCCTTCGCCCTGGAGCTGGCGGATGCGTTCTCCCAGCGTCGGCTTCGGACTCTCGAGCAACTGAGCACACGAGATTTCAAGGATGCGACGGCAAGCGATCACCGCGAATCTCGGCTGCGACATAACGCCCTCAAGCTCGGTCAACGCGTCGTTCACTACCTTCGGCAGATCCTCGAAATTGGGGCGGGCCATTGCGCTTGTCGGGTGCCAAGCGTCAATACGGTACAGCTGGAGGATGCGTCGCCCTCCCATGTCGCCAGGAACGGTATAGGTGGTGCGTTTCTGATGCCCCATCGATTCGACCAACGTATCCACGAGCGCAAGCCGATTCAAGAAGCGTTCATGGTGGTCAGAGTTTTGGACGATCTGCCGGCCGTCGATAACTTCGCGCGGGGTAATCGTGAGCATGCTCGGTTGTTCGCAGATGCCACAGGAAACAAAGGCTCGCAGTTGCTTGGTAGGAAACCATTTAGTTTCGCCGCCGTGGCCATTACGTCTTTCAGTCGTAGCGCGCGCGAAAAGAACGTACTGGTTCCCTGTTGAATTGCAGTGTGGGCAGACCTGATTTTCAAAAATGTGCAAGGCAGTCACTATGAAAAACTCCGAAAGTCAATATTCAGCGTACCAACAGCTCATTCGAGTCATCATGACCCAACGGGTCTCAGAGGAAGCCCGCTTGCAGGCTGTCCAGTCGCTCCTGAAGCAATGGCCTGCCGAAGTAATCGTTGCGGAGCTGGCAAGCCTGGTGATGGAGTGGCAGGTTCATTTTGAAACCCGCTTTGGATCCACTGCGGATTTTACGCCATCCAGTGACGTGCAGGCCCCGGACTTCCGGGCCTTCCCGGCTTAGCAGTCGTCATGGCGCTATCCACCGACCCCGTAAAGCGCGACAGCCAAATGATCCGCCTGAAGGCATCCAAGGCCGGCATGACGGAAGACCAGTACAAGGACTGGCTGCATGGTCTGTTCGGCGTTCACTCGGCGACCGAGCTTGGCGAACGCCAGCGCCGTGCCGCGCATGCGCACTTGGGAAAGCTGCTGGACGCCCGCAACGGCCGCGAAGAGACCGGCACCTGGCGCGAGCCACAGATTCGCAAGCTGGATGCCCTGTGGGGCCTCCTGGCGACCAAAGGCGAAGTCCGCGTGAATACGCGTCAGGCCATGGAGGCATGGTGCAAGCGGTCCGAACCCCAGTTGTCCGCTCTGCGCTTCGCCCGTAGTGACCAGCTCCAGCGCCTGATCGAATCCTTGAAGCAGTGGGTCCTACGCGTTGACCCGACCGCCGACCTGAGCCAATGAACCACCAGCCGCCCTTTGCCATCGACCACGCCGCGCTGCCTGAGCTGCTGCGCGACCTGATTTCGTGCGTTGGCGAGGCGGCGGCTTTCCGGTTGATCGAATGGCGCGGCGGCGCCTATCTCTCGGTGCCCAAGCGCGTAGATCCCGAGCACGTGCTTGTCGAAATGATCGGTCCCGTGCCGTTCGCCAAACTGGTCGAGCGGTTCAGCGGTGAGACCGTCATGCTGCCGAAGAACGACGCCGTGGCCCGCCAGCAGCGTCATCAGCTCATCCGCCACCTGCGCTACCACGATCGCCTGCCAGTGGATGCGATCGCCTTGCGCGTGGGATACTCCATGCGCCGTGTCTTCCAGATCCTGGAAGAACATCCCCGCACCCCGACATCCGGCAGCCTGTTCGACTAGGTAGGCGAGCCACCCGGACAGCACCCCCTTTAAAACGCGCATACAAGATTTTAAAAACGGCGCAGACACCCATCCAGCACCCCTAGGGTGGGTCGATATCAAAAACGCGTTGTAGGCCGTTTAAACGCCTCGTCCCATTTCCCCCTCGATCCCATCCCTCCAGGTAACCATTTGCTTGTGAAATGGTTCACCATTTTTTACGGGCCGTAGCCGCGCAGACTGCGTGGCATGGACAAACACACCACCTCCCAAGAAAAGGGCCTCGCCGGCTGGATTGAGGTCTTCCGTGCTGGTTCGCACACCGATGCGAAGGGCCAGCAGATTTCCTTCAGCCAGGCCGACCTGGACCAGATGGTCGTCAACCACGCCCTCGGCGCGGCGCCGGCCGTCCTGGGGCATCCGAAGCACAACGATCCAGCCTATGCCTGGACGTCCGAGCTGAAGCGCGACGGTGACTCCCTGTTCGCCAAGTTCACGGACATCAATGCTGACTTCAGCAAGGGCGTCGAATCCGGTGCCTATCGCAACCGCTCGGTCTCGGTCGTCAACCAGCCGGACACGGGTTGGCGCGTCCGCCACGTCGGGTGGCTGGGTGCCATGCCTCCCGCCATCGATGGCCTGCGCCCGGTTGAGTTCGCCGACGGCCAGGAACACTTCGAGTTCTCCATGGCCGAGCCGTGGCGGGTGCGCTGGGGGTTCCAGTCCATCGCCAACATCCTGCGTCGGGTCCGGGAGTCGGTGATTGCCGACAAGGGCCTTGAAGCCGCCGATGCCGTGGTGTCCAGCTACGACCTGAGCACGATCGAGGACGCCGCTCGCGCTGTGGACAAGCTCGACGACGCAACCAGTTCCTTTTCCCACCAGCAGACCAACGAAATGACGACTTTCACGCAGGAAGACCTGGACCGTGCACGCCAGGAAGGTGAATCCACGGGCCGCCAAGCCGCATCCGCGGAATTCAGCGCCCAGGTCACGACGGCCACCGAACGCGCCAACAAGGCCGAGAACGAGACCCGCACGGCTCGCATCGGTAGCCAGATCGACGGCTGGGTGCGCGAAGGCAAGGTGCTGCCGGCTGAGCGCCCGGGTATGGCCGAGTTCATGGCGCACCTGGAAGGCGGCACCTCGCAGACCTTCGAGTTCTCGGCGGCCGACGGTACGGCTTCCACCAAGACCCCCGCCGCATGGTTCGCCAGCTTCATGGCAAGCCGCACCGCTGCCGTCCGCCTGGGCCACACCCCCGACGGAGGCGACCCCGGCGCAGGCACCAACGATTCCCAGGCCATCGCCGACAAGGCCCAGGAGTTCATGAAGGCGCAGTCGGACAAGGGCATCACGGTGTCGATTGCCGACGCTGTGGCCCACGTCTCGAAGGGCGCTGCCTAAGCCGCGCGACGCCGGCCAGCCCCACCCGCAACCATCCAAACGAGGGATCTCATGCACACCAACAAACGACTGCTTATCGGCAACTTCATCGCATCGGGTGTCGTCGCGGCGTTCCGTATCGCTGCCTTCGCCGACCAGGACGACAACGCAAAGCAAGCCACGGGCGCCGCAGGCGAGAAGTATCGCGGTGTCTTCTGCGATGCCGACGCCGCCGACGGTGCCCGCGTGGACGTGACGCTCTTGGGCGTAGCTCCGGTGACCTACGGCGCTGCGGTCACGCGAGGCGACCGCCTGAAGTCCGATGCCCAGGGCCGTGCCATCCCGGCCGCCGCAGGCGACGCAGCTGTCGGCACTGCCGAAGTGAGCGGCGTGGCGGGCGATCGCGGTGCTGTCCTGATGAGCCGAACATAAGCCAAGCCGTTTCCAGCAGCAGACAACCACACCCATCAACACACAGGAAATACTCATGGACAGCCCGTTTCCGCAGGATATCCAGCTGACCGCTATCGCGGTGCTGGTGCGCAACCAGATGATGATCGCCGACGACGTGCTGCCACGCACGGCGCCGCTGGGCAAGGAAAAGTTCGCCTACCAGAACTATCCGATCGAACAGCAGTTCACCGTGCCCGACACCAAGGTGGGCCGCCGTTCGCAGGTCAATGAAGTCGAATTCGGCGGCAAGCGCGTCACCGACGAGACCGAAGACCATGGCCTGGACCATCCGCTGCCGATCTCCGACATCAACAACGCGCCCGCCAATACCAACATCGAAGCACTGACGACCGAAATGCTGTCGGGCCTGATCATCCTGGATCGGGAAGTTCGCACGGCAAAGACGGTGTTTTCGGCAGCCAGCTACGGCGGCAACACCGAGAACGTGGGCGCAACCGATCGGTTCGACAACCCGGACAGCGACCCGATCGAATACCTCCTGGACGTCCTGGACCGTCCGATCATGCGTCCGAACATCGCGATTCTCGGCCAGGCGGAATGGCGCTACCTGCGCACCCATCCGGCCGTCGTCAAAGCGGTACATGGCACAGCTGGCGATAAAGGCGCTGCCACCCGCGAGCAGGTTGCCGAGCTGCTGGAGCTGGAGCGCATCTTGGTCGGCCGTGCGCGTGTCAATGCGTCCAAGCCTGGTCAGGCTGCCGCGCTCAAGCCGTGCTGGGCCGGTGGAGCAGCGTTCATCTACCAGGATGCCTCTGCCGCCAAGGTGGCCGGCGCGGTTGACGGCGCGAACGTGACCTTTGGTTTCACGGCCCAATACGGCACGCGCGTTGCCGGTGCGGAGAACGATCCGAAGATCGGCCTGCGCGGTGGTCGTCGTGTGCGCGTGGGCGAATCGGTCAAGGAAGTCATCTGCGCGCCCGGCCTGGGCTTCTTCCTCAAGGACGTGATCACGCCCGCATAACACCTGTGGAGCGCGGTAGCGACCCCGGCCGGCGTAGTAGTGCGGCGCCGGTCGGGTTGCACGTGCGGGAGACCAGCATGACGAAAAAATCCTATGAAGCGAAAGAACCTGTTCGGATCAATCGCAAGTCTCATCCGGTCGGCGCATGCGTGGTGGCCGATCCCGACGACGTGGCGGACCTTATCGATCGCGGTGTCCTGGTGCTCGCCAGCGGCGACGGCAAGAAAGCTGATTCAGCACCCCATGCCGGTCAGTCGGTGGCAAACACCAAGGCGGGCGCGGCGAATGGCGAGTCGGGCGAAACCGCGTCGGGCCAAGGCGAAGAAAGCGCAGCGCCTAACGACGTGAGCGGCGCCCCGGCCCCGGCCCCGGCCCCGGCCCCGGCCCCGGCCCCGGCCCCGGCAAGGAAGACCCCGGCAGCAAAGAAGGTTCCGGCTGCAAAGAAGAAAGCAACGAAGTGACCATGTACGCCACCCCTAGCCAATTTGCCCAGGAATTCGGAGTTGCCGATGCGGCGCAACTGCTGCGCGACGAAGACGACGAACTGCTGACTCCCGAGCTGCTTGGCGAGGGGCTGGCGGCCAACTACGGAGCCGATCGCACGGCCGATGAAATCAAGGTGTGCGAGGACGCAATCGCCCGACTCACCGGCATGGTGGTCGAGGTAACCAACTACATGGACGGATACCTGCGCAGCGCCGTGGCCTTGCCGCTCGGTGCCGCAGACATCGAGCAGACCCCGCTGAAAACCTGCTGCCTGGAGCTGAGCCGCTTCCAGCTCATGGACGATCCGGACAACGTGACCGAGCAACAGGAGAAGCGCGCGGCAAAGTGGCAAGCCTGGCTGCGCGACATCTCCACCGGCAAGGTGCGCCTCCTGGCTGCGCCTACGTCGACGGTCCGCAAGATCCGCTTCGG